ATTTGCGGGTGCCGCTGGCCTATTTCGAGTTTGACCCGTCGCTGGCGGGGACCGCAACGTCGCTGCAGAAAGCGGTGCTGCTGGGCAGCATCAACACCGCCGACCCCAATGTCACGCTTGAGCCGAACCACCTGACGGAAGTCTTTTCCGCCGACCAGGTGCGGGCACTCGCCGGCATCAGCTCGGCCTTGGGCCGCCAAGCCGAGGCCTGGTTCCGCAACAACGCCAGCGTGCCGCTGTCGCTGCTCGCCGCCGAGGAGGAGGCAGTCTGGAACAACCTGATCGGTTCGATCGAATGGACGAGCGGGTCGACCGATGGCGGGGTGATCCCGCTCTATATCGGCGGCCGTCTCGTACGGATCGTCATCAGTGGCGGGATGGATCCCGAGCAGCTCTCACGAGCAGCCACGGAAGCGATAAACGCCGACCTGCGGGTCGGCGTCGTCGCCCGCGTCGGGACCGATCCCAGCGACCCCACGGTCGACCCCGAGGTTACGGTCATCACCGCTGCGCAGCGCGGCGAGCTGGGGCGGCTGAAACTCGAAATGGCGCTCGCCGGCCCGGTCGGAGGCGAGATCGTTCCGGCCGGGGTGGGCTACACGATCACACAGATGCCCGCGACCCCAGGTGCGATCCCCGATGTTCTCGGGCTGCTCGCCGAGATCGGCGATGCACCGTTCGATTTTGTGCTGTGTCCCTGGACCGACGCGAATTCGCTCAATGCACTGCGCGAGTTTTTCAATGATACGAGCGGACGCTGGAGCTGGGTCATGCAGCTCTACGGCCATGGCTGGTGCGCGCGCGAGGGCACGGTCGGCGAGCTCTCGGCGGTCGGCAATACGCGCAACGATCAGCACGTCTCGATCATGGGGTTTTCGAACTCCTCGACGCCGGCCGACGAGTGGATGGCCGCCTATGCCGGGCAATCCGCCGGCTCGCTGATCATCGACCCGGCGCGGCCAGTGCAAGCCTTGCCGCTGATCGGCGTGCGCCCGCCGCCGCGCGAATACCGCTTCACGATCCTGGAGCGCCAGGTGCTCTATTACGACGGCATCAGCGCGACCTATGTGACCGATGGCGAAGAGGTCTACATCGACCGCGTGATCACGACTTATCGGCGCAATGTGTGGGGTGCTCCCGACGACAGCTATCTGGACGTCGAAACGATGTACACGGCGCAGTTTTACGCGCGATCGGCGCGCAACCGCATCCTGCTCAAATTCCCGCGACACAAGCTCGCCAGCGACGGGACCAGGTTCGGTGCCGGGCAAGCGATCGTCACGCCAAAGATCGCGCGCGCCGAGCTCATCGCGCATTACGGCGAGCTCGAGGAGCAGGGCATCGTCGAGGACATGGACGGCTTTGAGCGAGCGTTGATCGTCGAGTGCTCGGCGACCGACCCGAACCGCCTCAATGCGCTGGTCAGCCCGTCATTCGTCAATCAACTGCGCATCTTCGCGGTGCTCGTGCAGTTCCGTTTGCACGGCATGGAGCGCGTCGTCGCATAGCATAGGGGGTCGCAATGGCAGACTGCGTCGCTGGCTGGGTTTATGTGAAGGTCGACTCGCGTCAGCTCTCGGTGCGGGGGACGTGCACGATCTCGCCGAACCAGATCACCCGCAGCCCGATCTCGGGGCTCGACGGGTTTCATGGGTATCAGGCGGTTTTTCGCGCGCCCTACATCGAGGTTGAGGTCACCAATCGCAACCAATTCCCATTGACCGACCTCGCGGGGCTGACCGACTCGACGATCACAGCCGAGCTCGAAACCGGCGAGGTGTGGGTGCTGCGCAATGCGTTTCAGTCGGGCGATCTCGAATTGAACGCCGCTGATGGGACCGCGACCGTGCGCTTTGAAGGGCCAGAAATGCGGAGGCAGGCACCATGAACGATGTCGTGACGACAACGCCCGGCGGCGGACCCGTCAAGATCACCATTCAGCTCAATGTCCCAATCACGCATGGCGACGACGTGCTGACCGAGATCGAATTGACCGAGCCCAGCGCCGAAGGCCTGATGCAGATGGACCGCGCCAACGGCGACATGGAGCGCACGATCATGACGATCTGCGCATGCACCGCAATGCCGCCCTCGGTCATCAAGCAACTACGCGCGCGCGATCTGCGCCAGATCGGCGACAGGGTGGCCGAACTGATGGGGGAAGATGCCCCCGAGACTGGCGAGAGACGCTCGCCTGGCTCGCCTATAATTTCCATTGGCCGCCGAGCGAGCTAAAGCGCCTGACGACGTGGGAGCTGCGCTGGTGGGGCGAGCGCTGCCAATACCTCGCAGACGAATTGAAGCGGAATAAAGGCTGATGGCGCGCGGTCGCGACCCCGGTTTCCGGGTCATCGCCCAACTGACCGACCAAGTCACCCGCCCAATCAACAACATCAACAACAAGATTGCGCAGTCGACTGCCAAGCTGCGGGGCATGGCCGCGATACCGGGGCGATCCTCAAAACGACCGGGCTCTCGGCGATCGGCGGCCAGCTCGGGAAGGTCGGCGCCGGGGTGCTGCAGCTCCGCAGCGCAGTGACCGGGCTACTCGCACCCTTTGCGCGGCTGGGGTTGATCGCCGGCGGCATCGGGCTGGGGACATTCATTACCGACGCAGTCGGTGCGGGCAGCGAGCTCGTGAAGCTGTCGCAGACCACCGGCGCCAGCGTCGAGGCGCTGCAACGCCTGCAATACGCCGCCAAGCAATCGGGGGTCTCGACCGAGGCGATGTCGGGCGCGCTGGTGCGCCTCAACCGCTCGATCGTCGAGGCGATGAAACCGGCGAAGAAAAAAGGGGTCAACGAATTCGCCGCAGCGTTCCGCGCCGCCGGTATCTCGATGGCCGAGCTGCGCACGCTAAAGTCCGAGGAGATCTTTCTGCGGCTGTCGAGTGCGATCGCCAATATGTCGAGCCAGACCAACAAGGCCGCGCTGGCGCAGAAACTCCTCGGCAAGACGGGTGCCGAGCTGATCCCGGTCATGAACGAGGGTGCCTGGGGCATCAACGCGCTCGGCGACGAGCTCGCCGCGACCGGAGCGATCATGGATGACGCGACCGCGCGCAGTGCGAAGGCCTTTGGCGACACGATGCTGAAGATGGGCCAGCACGTGCGCGGGCTCGCTTACGACATCTTGAAAGAGCTGTTGCCGTCGATGATCGGCGCCGCCGGCGGCATGGACGAGTGGATCACCGCGAACAAGGAGTGGCTAAAGACCGAGATCATTCAGGTCGTGCGCGATCTGGTCGGGATCGGGACCGCCTTTGTCAACCTGGTCAAAAACGACATCATCCCGGCGATCAGCGCCTTGCGCCCGGCCTGGGACGCGATCGTCACCGTGCTGGGCAAAAACAACGCGATGCTGCTCGCGTTCACCGGCGTTGTGGCACCGGGGATCATCACCGCCCTCTTTGCGATCGGCAAAGCCGTGCTCGGGCTCGTCGCCGTGCTTGCCGCGAACCCGATCGGGGCCGCGATCATCGCGATCGCCGTCGCCGCGGGGCTGATCTGGAAATATTGGGAGCCGATCAGCGCCTTTTTTGTCGGTTTGTGGGAAGGGGTCAAAACCGCCTTTTGGGGTGTGCTCGACTGGCTCGAAGAATTCGCCCGGCATTTCTCGTGGGGTGCGCTGACCGGCGATTGGTGGGGTTTAAGCGTCCTGATGGGGCAGTTGTGGGACAACGTCAAAGGCGTCTTTGACGGCGCGCTCGGCTGGCTGGGTGATTTCGCGTCGCGGTGGGTCCCGCAACCGATCCTCGACGCCTGGGCTGGGGTCAACGATTTCTTTGCTCGGCTGTTTGATGGTCTCGACCTTGGCGCAGGCCTCGCCCGCCTGACGCAACTGCTGACGCCGCTTGGCGTGATCTGGCAGGGTCTCGCGCCGCTGTGGCGCGCCGGCATCGGCGAGCTCGTCGAGATCGCCCGCGCGTTCCTGCCCGAAGCGCTCTTTGAGGCGTGGTCGGCTGTCGGCGATTTTTTCACAGCCTTGTGGGACCGCGACATCGCCGGCGCCTTCCGCGCCGGGGCCGCGGTGGTCGACGCGATCACGCGTGCGCTCGTGCCTGCGCCGATCCTCGAGGCCTGGTCGGGTGTCGTCGATTTCTTTGCCGGGCTGTGGGAAGGCATCGCGGCACCCTTCCGCGCAGGCGTGAGCAGCGTCGCCGATCTCGCCCGTCTCTTTACACCCGAGGCGCTCACGGCCCCTTGGGGGGCCTTAACGGGGTTCTTTGAGGGGATTTGGGCCGCGATCGCCGCCGTGTTCAACGGAAGTGTTAACGCGATAATGGGCTCGCTCGCCGAGCTCGTGCCGCAACCGCTGATGACCGCCTGGGGCGAGCTCACGAATTTCTGGGCCGGCTTGTGGGACCGGGTGACTTCGATCCTCGACAGCGCAAAGAACGTCATCGGCGCCGCGATCGACTGGATCATCGCCAAGCTGGAGCCGCTCAAGGCGGCGATCGCCGGGGTCACCGGGGCCGTCGGCTCGATCGCCAATATTCCCGGTGCGATCGGCGGGGCGATCTCGTCGGGCTGGCAGAAACTCACCGGCCGGGGCGGTGCCGCACCCGCCGCTTCGGCCGGGGCCGTCGCCGCTACGGGACCGGCGATGCTCGCCGCGGAAGGGCCCAAGGCGCTAGCGGGTGCAGCGCAGCAACAAGTCTCGAAATCGGAGGTGCAGGTCAACTTTGCCAATCTGCCCGAGGGGGCGCGCGTCCGCGAAGTGCGGTCGAGCGGCAACACCGAGGTCAGCCTGCGATCCGAATATGCCGGACCGCGCGGGGCGATGGCGGGGGCCTATTGATGTATCCGTGCGCCGATCCGCGCTGCGACCATGGGATCATCACCCTGCCGTTCCCGGTGCTGAGCGTCGACCATCGCGGCCGTCGCGTCGTGACACAGCACGTGCTCTGCGAGGAGTGCATCGGCGGGATCGCCTCGTGCTGCGACGCCGCCGGCTCGCGGCAATTCTGCAATTTTCCCGACCGATCTGCAGATGGCTGAGCCGCGCATCGATAACGGGGCCTATGTCGTCGCCGACGAGCCCGACCCGCTGCGCGCCGCCGCGCATATCATCTCCGACATGCTCGCGACGAACGTGCTGCAGAGCTATCGCCGGGACGTCGCGATCAGGGCGCTGAAGGGCGATATCGGCGGGTTGCACGTGTGGGAGCGCGATGCCGTCGAGTGGCTCATTGCGCAGATCGAGCGCGACGCCGATCTCGTGCTGAACGCATGGGTTTACGACCTGGTGCGGGCAGTGTGCGCCAAACGAGGGATCGATGGTGGATAAATCGCCGCATTACCTGCGGCAATTCTTTGCCTATGACCATCTGCGCCCCGAGCTGCAGGGGGTCAGTCAGGGCTTTGCCGAGCTCGCCGGCGAGATCGACGAGACCTTGCCGGAAAACCCGGAGAAGACGACCGCGTTGCGCAAGCTCCTCGAAGCGAAGGACTGTGCGGTGCGCGCCGTGCTGTTCAAAGGCGAGACCTTGCCGCCGCGGCCGCCGCCGAGCGATCCGATCCGCAAGGGCTGAGGATGGCGCTCTCGGTCATCAAAGACTTTATCCCGGGCATTGGGCTCGCCGACGCCTCGGGCTCGTTCCGCGGGGCGCGGTTCCGCCTCGACAGCTACTCGACCGGGGTCGGCCGCCGCGTCGACCTGCGCGAATATCCGCTGCGCAACATCCCGCAGGGCGAGGATATGGGGCGCAAGGCGCGGCGCTTTGCGTTTACCGCCTATGTCGTCGGCGATAGGTGGGAAGCCGAGCGCGACGAGCTCTTGAACGCGTGCGAGGCCGATGGGCCGGGGACGCTCGTGCACCCGTTCCACGGCGAGCACCTGGTGCTATGCGAGGACTGCACCGTCAGCGAGAGCCGCTCGGGCGGGATCCGCTACTGCGCCTTTGAGCTCGCCTTTGTCGAGGCCGGGTCATTCGAGACGCCGAGCTATGAGCGCGATCCCGGCTATGAGCTCTTGGCGCAAGCCGAGACCGGGTTCGACCTCAGCCAAGGGGCCTTCGCCGGTCGCTGATGGCCTGGCGCATTGCGAAGCTGCCGGCGTTTGTTGCGCTCGACGCCGCCGAGATGGTCGCCGAGCTCGTCGCGTTGCAGTTGACCGCGATCCGGCAGGGGGTGAGCGACCCCGACGCCTATGCGGACGTCTATGCCGCGGTGTTTGGCGACCATGATTTCGCCTCGTGGGTCTATCTCGATCCGCTCGAGGTCGCCCGGGGGATCACCCGCATCGTGCGCGAGGTCGGGCTCTTTGTGCTGCTCGACGACACGCAAGCGCTCGCACACCTGGCGCGACAAGCGACCTGGCGCACGCGGCTGCCGCCAGTGCGCACCGCCCGGCCGGGGCCGATCTATACGCCGACACGCGCGCAGCAGCTCGAAAACCGCGCCGCGCTCGAAGCGCTTGTGCACCGCGTCGCCGTCTTCAGCTATGCGCAGCGCTTGCCGTCATTGCCGCTCGGGCCCGCCGCGCAATCCGAGCGGCTGCGCGACAGTGTGATCGAGATCTTCAACGCCGCGATCGACGAGGCGACGGTGCGCAACGATGGGGCGCTGCGGCAATTGCGGCTGGTGATGGCGACCTGTCTGGCGCTGATCAATTACCGCACCGTCTCGCCGCTCGAAGACACGATCCTGCTGTTGACGGCACCCATGCCGTCGCTCGTCTGCGCGCATTGGGCCTATCGCGAGGCGCGCCAGATGCAGCGCATCCGCGACGCGAACCCGACCGCGCATCCGAACTTTATGACGCCGCGGCTGGTGATCCCCGAATGGCCCTGATCGTGCCGCTCTACCTCGACATCAGCGGGCGGTCATTTGGCGGGTGGCTGCGCGTGCGCATCGAGCGCTCGATCGACAATGCGACGACGCAATGGGGCATCGGGGCGACGCGGTCCTGGCCGGGGTCAGAGGGGCAATGGTGGATCGAGCCCGGCGACCGGGTCCGGGTGCGCGCCTACGATCACACCGTCTGCGAGGGGTGGATCGACGTTATCCGCGCCACCTATGACGGCGTTATGCACCACATCGAGCTGTCGGGCCGGGGTCTGGTCAGCGATCTCGTCGATTGCAGCTACATCGGACCGCCGTGGCAGTGGAAATCGGTCGACCCCGCCGAGGTCATCCGCACCGTTGCGCAACAGCATCAGATCGAAGTCAAGATCGAGGCGGATCTCGGCGAGCCGATCGAGTTTCAAATTCAGCAGGGCGAGGCGCCGTGGGACGTCATCGACCGCATCGCGCGCTTGCGCCAGGTGCTCGCCTATGAGGAGCCGGACGGCTCGCTGATCATCACTCGCGGGCGCACCGATCAATTTCTCGAAACCCGGCTGGTACAGGGCGAGAACATATTGGCGGCGACCGGAACGCTCGACGACCGCGACCGCTTTTCCGAATACATCGTCAAAGGCCAGCAAAAGACCAAAAACGGCGACGACTCGGTCAGTCCCGAGCAGGCCTCGTTCTCGATCGGCACGGTGCGCGATCCGTCTGTGAAGCGCTATCGCCCGTTATTGCTCGTGCAGTCCGCTAATACCGACAATGCGGTCGCACTGGAACGCGCCGCCTGGGAGAAGCAACAGCGCTGGGGCAAATCGCGGACCGCCGAGATCACCGTCGGCGGCTGGCTGCAGCCGAATGGCGAGCTGTGGCCGATCAACCGGATGTGTGAAGTCGTCGACGCCTGGATGGGGCTCGACCGGCAGCTCGCGATCACTTCGCTGGTGATGGACGTCAGCAATCAAGGGCTGCGCACCGTCTTGACCCTGCAGCCGCCCGAAGCGCTGACACCCGAGCCGCTCGACCCGGAGAAGACGCCCGGCGCCAAAGCGAAAAAGGGCGCCAAGGGCACCGGGGGTGCGGGCGGCCCCTCGTTCTGGGACCAGGTCGCCGCCGACCGCCAGGCCGGCGAGGCGCGACGACGCGAGAGCAAGCAATGAGGAGGACCCGATGATCTGCACGATCCTGCCGCCGCATATCCTGATCGCGATTGCGCAGCGCGCGCGTGATTTCCGGCGGCGCAATGCCGCCATCGACACATTGGCCCTCGATCACTCGCATCGCGTGAGCCGCGTGGCACTGCACGTCGCGCTGGCCGTACGAGGAGGACACATTATGGAGGCGCCGGCGGAACCCGAGCGCTCGATCTATGACGCGCACAATCACGAGATCAGGCGCGGGACGCTGACGCGCGCCGAGGGGCAGCCAGCGAGCGGCGATCCCGCCGTTGATGAAGCCTATGACGGACTCGGGGCGACCTTCGCGTTTTTCCGGGACGTTTATGACCGCAACTCGATCGATGACGAGGGCATGCCCCTCGATGCCATCGTGCATTTTGGGAAAGACTATCTCAACGCGTTTTGGGACGGCCAGCGGATGGTGTTTGGCGACGGCGACGGCGAGCTCTTTGACCGCTTTACGATTGCCGAGGACATCATAGCGCACGAGCTGACGCATGGCGTTGTCGCCGCCGAAGGCGGTCTCGCCTACATCGGACAATCGGGCGCGCTCAACGAGCACGTGTGCGATGCTTTCGCCTCGTGCATCAAACAACTCGGTCTGGGGCAGACGGCCGACAAGGGCGACTGGCTGATCGGCGAGGGGCTGCTGGTCGCCGGCGGAGCGATCCGGTCGATGAAAGAGCCGGGCAGCGCCTATTCCAACGACACGATCGGCGAGGACCCGCAACCGGGCGATATGAACAATTACGTGCGGACGTTCCGCGACAATGGGGGCGTGCATATCAATTCGGGCATCCCGAACCGCGCTTTTTATCTCGCCGCGACCGCGATCGGCGGCTTTGCCTGGGAGAAGGCCGGGCAGATCTGGTACGACACGTTGCGTGATCGGCAGCTCGATCCGCGCGCCGACTTTGCCACCTTTGCCGGACTGACCGTCGCGCACGCCAATCGCCGCTATGGCACCAGCGAGCAGAAAGCGGTCGCCGACGCCTGGGCCGAGGTCGGGGTCAAGCCGGGTGGCTGACCCCGTCGTCTGGGCGCCGATGCTCGACTGGCCGGCGGCCTATGTGCCGAAAGTGTTTCAAGGCGTGCGCGAGTGGGACGCAGACGGGCCAAAGCCGGCGCCGGGCGCACCGCTCTCGACCCCACTTGGGCTCGTCTATGAGTGGGCCGGGCCGCGCCTTGTTTGCGTGAATTGTCCCAATTCAGGAGGGTCGGCCGGGGTCGTCTCCAGGGCGCCTGCGGCCGATCACCTCGACGCCCGAAACAGATCATCCCAGCCGACAAGCGCAGGATATGCAAAGCGGTGACCGCCTGCTAGCGCCGGTCTTCCGGCGGCTCGACATGATGATCTCGCGCGGGGTGCTGCGCGCCACCAGCGACGAGAACGGGGTGCAGACGATGCAGCTCGGTCTCCTCGAGGACGAGGTCGCCGACGGGGTCGAGCGGATACAGAGCTACGGCGTTTCCGCCGTGCCGCCCAATGGCGGCGACGCGCTCGTCACGTTCATCTCGGGCAACCGCGATCACGGCATGGTGCTCGCCGTCAACGACCGCGCCTCGCGGCCGCGCGAGCAGAAGCCGGGCGAGGTCACCCTCTACAACGACAAGAAAGCGTCGATCAAACTCGACGAGGACGGAAACGTGGTGATCACCGTCGACCAGGACGGCGGCAAGTTGACGATCAAGGTCAACGACGAGATCACCATCGCAGCGAAGAAATTGACGATCAAAATCGAAGACGAGATCTCGATCGAGTGTCCGACGATCAACATCAAGGGCGACATCGCCCTCGACGGCAGTCTCACCGCGACCGGCACCGTGAGCTGGGACACGGCTGGCGGCGGCGGTCCTCCCCCGAGGAGTCCATGATGATCAACAGGCGAAACGAACGTGCAGAGATCGCCACCATCAAACGGCGGCGGCTGATCACGGACCGCGCGCACCAGAGACGACACCCCTTGCCATTGCCGGCACCAGCGCCAATGCCGCGAGCACCCGCGCCCAGCTCGACCGCCGCGACCGCGCGAGTGTCGGAAATCAACCCGATCTATCCGGTTTATGGCACGCCGACGACCGTCACGGTGCGCAACAACTTCGCGGCGGCGAAAAGCGAGATCGAGGAGCTTCAAGACGAGAAACTCGACCTTTCGGGTGGGGTGATGACTGGTTTGATCTTCTTTGCCGACGGTCAAACGTTCGATGGGGGGAGGTTCTGATGCCGCAAACGATCCTGATCAAAGGCAATGTTGGGACGGGAGCAGTAGCGCGCCCGTCGGGATTGAGCGAGCGGGAGCTGGCCTATGCGCGCGGCGGCTTCAACGATATGCCAGCACATGTCGGCGGCAATGATCTAGCGATTTTTGACAGCGTCGGAACCGTTCCGCTGATTTCGCCGCAGCGCCAGGTCGAGCTCACCGGCGCGCAAGAGATCACCGGGCTAAAGACCTTTCACGTCAGGACAGTCGGTCCGTCGCTGCGGATCACCGGGGGCGTTCCGGGTGAGGTTCTGATGTCGCTCGATGCTACGACGGGCGAATTGGAATGGGGTGCGGGGGGCGGTCCGGGTGGCCCGACCTATACCTTTGGCACGGGCCTGACGCTGACTGGCACGACCGTCGATCTGGACGTCGCCGGCCGCCTGCCCGCTGCGCTGGGCGGCGTCTATGTGCCAGCTTCGGGAACCGGTTTTGGTCTCGACATCGACAATCAGGGTGCACTGCGCGTGACACCGGCGGGCAATGCGCAAGCGCAAATCGGGGGCGTCTTTGTGACACCCGCCAACAGCGGCGGCGGCGCCGAGGTCACCGCACAAGGCCAGTTGACCGTGCGGCCGGCCGGCGAGACCTTGAACACCCGCGGCATCGTGTGGACCCAGCAGGGCGATGGCCTGAGTGTCTCGGCGCAGGGTGAATTGATCCTGTCGCCGGCCGGCCGCACGGTCAACTGGCCTTGT